TTCGATCATAATAAAGCGACGTGGCTCTTCGTTAGAATTCGCCGCGTTCATCTTCGAGACGGAATGGCCGGTAGTGCCGCTGCCGCCGAAAGAATCGAGCACGAGGTCGCCGGGATTCGTTGCGATTTGTAGAATGCGTTCGATCAGGCGAGTCGGCTTTGGCGTGATAAATACCGATTCCGAATCCGCAAAATCCATGAGAGCAACCAACTCCTGTTTTGCTTCTTGTGTGTGACCTACGTCTTTGTAGAACCACATCGTCTGCGGAACGACGCCCTGTTTTACATCCGTGAGGAACCGCTTGAATTGAGGAATCGAATCTCCTTTGTTTCCCCACCAAATTCGGTTTTCCGAATTGAACGTCTCAAACTTGGTCTTAGAAATAGTCCAATAGCGCCCTGTCGGAGGCCCCTTTATGACCCTTCCAGAAGGACAGGTGACCGGATAAAGTCCGTCGTTATATGGATTTCTAGCAGAGAGATCGCTTGTTTTCCACGGGCCGCGTGGATCATTATCGCGATTTTTGTATGCGGCGTCTTGATCATCAGAACGCGCAACAAGATTCGGCCTCCAAGTATCTGCCTTTTTCGCATAGATCACCACGTAATCGTGATCTACCGAAAAGTGTTTTGCTGAATTTTTGGGTGAGTAAACCTTCTGCCACAACACCGTCGCGACAAAGTTGGATGCTCCGAAGATTTCATCCATTAGCAGACGCAATGGTCCGATTTCGTTATCATCAAGGCAGACGAATATCGCGCCATCTTCAGTCAGAAAATCCCTCAACAGCGCAATCCGAGGATACATCATGCAGAGCCACCGATCATGCCGGTCGAGAGTTTCACCTTCCTTGCCGACAGTTTTCCCATCCAGCGCTTCCTTCAGCCACTTCTGCATTGCCGGGCTGTTGACGTTGTCGTTGTAGGCCCAGCCCTCGTTACCGGTGTTGTAAGGCGGGTCGATGCAGATGCATTTCACTTTGCCCTTGTAGTAGGGAATCAGCGCCTTGAGTGCCACGAGGTTGTCACCTTCCACGATCAGATTGCCGCTGCCGGGATCGCCGCAGGAGAGGTCAGGCACGTCCTTGAGCAGGTGAAACGGAACCTCCAGGTGATGGTTGATGACGGCGTCCTTGCCGATCCAGTTGAGTGTGGGCATGCGGGTGGATGTCTAATGGAAGATGATGGCGAATGGAATGAAAACCTATGCGCGGAAGTTATGATAACCCTCCTCGTCCGCATCGAAGACGGAGCGCGGGGCGTCGAAGCGGATTTCCTCGTCGTTGTCGTCGGCTTCCCATGCGGTGACTTGTTTGCGGGCGACGGAGCCATCGACGCGGAACTCGGCGGCCCAGCCATCGCTGCATTTTTTGAACGGATTGCCGTGGATGCCGATGAGATCGACAAGCAGCTTGCGGGCGACGGAGATTTGCTGCCTTTCCGCCTCGTCGCGGCGGCGCTGGGTGATGCGCCCGCCATTGGCCAGCATGCCAATGAGAGCCAGGGTCTTGTTGGTTTCTCCGCTGTGGATGGGTTTCATCCTGAGCTGCGCCCAGGTTTGAAAGGCATCCTCGCCCCGGATGCTGAAATTCAGGCCATCGCGGCGCATGGTGATGAGGAGGTCTTTCCACTGCCAGTCCTTCTTCGGGGTGAAGAGCTGGTTGCGGGAAGGGCTGCGCTTGCCACGCGGCGGTCGCTTGGAGGGTGCGATGGAGAGTTTTTCCAGTCCTGCCGTGGTGGCGAGCACGCGGACGTGGACATCATGCTTGGCTGCCAGTTCCGCAATGTCGGAGGTGTAGCCGATGGACACCGGTAACAACACGATGGCGCGGGGAGTGCCACAGATCCCCGCTTTCATGACTGCCTGCCGCGAGCGGGAGTCGGGGATGAAGAGGTGGACCGGGCGCGGGTTTTCGCGTCCGCATGGGAGAGTGCCGATTTCGTGGAGGCAGGTATCGCTCCAGCGCGGTGCTTCTGCGGCATCGAAGCCGAGTTTTCCCGAGAGCATCGCGGCGAGCGCCCGGAGATCCGGCGCGAGACGCACGCATAAGGCGCGTGATACCCGCAGTGGCGGGCGGTGTGCTGGAATGGCCGTGCTGAAGGCGATGAAGTCTCCGGTCGGTGGTTTTTCGAGTTCAAGGATTTCGCTGGGGCAGTCCGGGTCCTCGATGGAGTTCACGGTGCCGCGAGGTTGGAGGAACTCGCTCCATGTCTCAAAATCGTCGCCCAATGCCGCCTGCCATGCGGCACGGGTGGCACCGATCTTGCCGAAAAGGTCAATGGTTTGCCAAAGCTGGAGCATGGGAAAGGAGGTTGAACGGACAGTGGTCGAGCCATTGCCTGACGACCGGGTGATGGATGTCGCCGCGGATCATGTCCTGATCCGGGCAGATGATGACGGATGGGGATTTGCGCTCGCCTTCGACGTCGAGAGTGAATCGGGCGCGCACGAGATGGAATGGACGGAGGAAGTCCGATCCAAGTTCTTCAAGTTCGTCGAACACGTTGTCGCCATGAATGAAGAGCGAGCGATTGACACCGCGCCGCTTGATCTGCAGCTCCCGCAACACCGGCATGGCGGAGGCGTCCAGTTCGGTGGGATTCAGGCAATCGCGCCCACGGCGGATGGGTTCGAGGGTGAAGCGTTTGGAGGGAACCAGAACCTTCTTGTCGCCGAAGAGATGCTGCGAAAACACGCTGCGGTAAGTTTCCCTCACTCCCTCGCTGCGTCCGGAGAGCAGCACTTCGCCGGTGTGATAGACGAATGCGACGTCATGCTTGAGAAGACGCAGGGCGCGGGTGTCGCGCTTGTTTTCGTCGTCAAGAATCTCGAATCGCTTCACATGCTCGCCATGGCGGATGAGGAACGCGTGGCCGTCGTCATCGTCAAAGGAAAGCACCTCGCAGGTGGGGCTGTCGAAGAAATCGGCGCAGGCGAATTCCAGATCCTTTTCCATCGCCCGGCAGATGGCGCGGTCGGGAGTCACGGGCCGGTGCCCCTTGCCGGGACTGAAGCATTTCATGGTGCGACCACGGTCGATGCTGAACTTGGTGTAGATGCGTTCGAGCGCGGTGCGGTCCATGAGCCAGACCTTGACGGCGATGTCTCCTGCGGAGTCGCCCTTTTCCTGCACCTTGCGCACCAGTTCACCGTCCACCATGCGGAGTTCGTCGAGGCCGGCGTTGGAACTGAGGGTGTCTAGCATGTCCACGGCATCAAGGAATGCGCCGGGGCAGGTGCTTGGCGGCGATACGATGAGTGCGGACAATTGCTCAAGCTGGGCGTCGTTCAGTGATGCTCCGCTGAAGTCCATGCCGCGACTGCGGAAAAATTCGTCGAAGCATCGCAAGAGCTTGAGCAGCGTCTCGGGCTTGATTTCGCGGAGGAATTCGGGGTTTCCGAAGCGTTTGATTTTGGGTTTGGCCATGGCTGGTTGTGGGACGGTTGGGACTGGTTAGAAGAGGGACGGCTGGCTGGATTGCTCGAACCACCACTTGCCAAGGCGGATCGAAACCATGCGGCGGCTGACCTTGAACAAGGCGGCCAACTCGCGCTCGGCGGCGGTCACGCGTGCCTCGAACGAGCCGGAGCCTGACAGAACACGCGGAAGATGGGCGCGGGCGGCCTCGATCACGAGTTGCTTGGGCAGCAGGATGGCGGCCATCGCGAGATTCGCCTGATATTCCCACCACTCGAATTTCGGCACCTGTGCCATTCCTGCCTCGGCGCGGCACATGAATCCCTCGCCGCTGACGCTATCGAAAATGCCGTCGCCATCGTCCAACAGTCGCGAGGTGGCGTCGCGTTCGAGTTTCTCGATGAAAAGCTGGTTGTGAAAAATGCCATGCCCGACTTCGTGGGCCAGCGTCGAGCGGACGCGGAGACGGCTTACCGGATCATCCTGTTCGGCGAGTTGTCGGTTGACGGTGATCCGGCACAGCCCGCGCCGGGTGAACTTGGCGCATCCCATGATTTGATCCGGCAGCGTCTCGTATTCCTCCTCGAAGCCAAACAGCAGATAGATGAGACGCTCGATGCGGATCGGGCCGGGGGTTTCGGGCAGCAAATCTACCGAGGCAAGAGCCTCGCGGCACATGCGCTCGATGTCGTTTTCGGGGATGTAGAGTCGCCGACAGAAGGGGCCGGCTGCTTGGCTTCCGGCATTCATGTTTTTTTCGGCAACCGCTCCGAAAGATCCATGATCTCGGACGGCGGGATGTTATTCTCTCGCACCGCATCGACGAATTTGCGGAAGGCGAGGCTGTATTGGGTGTCCTGTTCGATGAGTTCCTCCATCTGCCTGGACGGCGGACGGGTGGAGTATTGCAGCAGGTGATCGAGCTCGGTATCGAGCGCGGCGGCCATTTTCTCAAGCAGGGCTTCGGACGGACGCCGATTTCCCTGCTCGATGTCGCGGACGTGTGGAGCGGACGCGCCGACCAAGTCCCCCATCTCTCGAAAGGAAAGTCCTTTGGCGAGGCGGAGTTCCTCAAGTCGCTGACCTAGTGTCATCTCAGGCATGTAAGCAGCGTTGCTTCGATGCCTCGCCGCGTCAATTCTGTTTTTTCTCTTCCTGCGATTTCTGGGTGTGTGAGGACACTGGCGATGGATGTGTGAGGACTCTCACACATGGAAATACCGGAAGTTTGAGACTGATGCAATTCCGGATATTCCGTTGAGGGCTAATGGGTTGCGATGAGGAATGACTAGGGAGGATGCGGTGCGGCGGGTGCGTGTGTGAGGACTCACACAAAGGCGTAGCGACGGCGGTCATTTGACACCCCGCCGCACTCGCAAGATGCAAACCACAACCAAATCGACCAATCCCCTGGCCATTCGCCGGGGCAAAATCTCTCGACCGCAGAAGGTCGTCATCTATGGACCCGAAGGCGTCGGCAAATCGACGCTGGCCGGTCAAGCGCCAGAACCCGTCTTCCTCGATACCGAAGGCGGCACCCACCACCTCGACGTCGCCCGCTTGGATGCGGTGACGACTTGGGAGGAAATCATCGCCGCCGTCACCCAACTCGCGAAGGCGGATCATCCGTTCAAGACGCTGGTACTGGACACCGCCGACTGGTTAGAAAAACGGTTGGCTGAGCACTTGTGCCGGAAGTCGAACAAGGAATCCATCGAAGATTTCGGATACGGCAAAGGCTGGGTGATTCTCACCGAAGAGTTCGCCCGGTTTCTCACCTCGCTCGATGGCCTAACGGATCGCGGGATGCACGTCGTGTTTCTCGCGCACTCAACGGTGAAGAAATTCGAGGCTCCGGATCAGGCGGGCAGTTACGACCGCTTTGAGTTAAAGCTCAGCAAGCAGAACGCGCCTCTGCTCAAGGAGTGGGCTGATCTGGTTTTGTTCGGCAACTTCGTCACCAAGGTCGCGGAGAAGGACAACGGCAAGATGCGCGGCGTTGGCGGCAAGGAGCGTGTGCTGTTTGCAAATCACAGCGCGGCCTATGATGCGAAAAATCGTCACGGTCTTCCGGACAAACTTCCGTTCACCATCGAGGCTCTCGCCCCGGTGTTCGGCGCGGCTGCGACGGTGTCGGGGGGCACTGTCGCAGCCAAAGCGGAAGCGGCACCGACGCTGGCCGACAAGCTCCGCGAGGCATTCGGTGCTCGCGAGGCGGAAGTGATCCCATTCCTGATCGACCGTCAGCAGATCAAGGCGGGTGAAAGCTGGGATGCTGTCCCGAAGGAATACGCCGAGCGGGTGCTGAACGCACCGGATCGTTTCCTGCAGGCCGTGGAGGAATTCCATCAGGCGAGGGAGGTCGCGGCAGCATCATGAGTGCGCTGCGTCCTTCCAACCTGCCAAAGCTGGCAGTGTGCGCCTGCTACGAGAGCAATCCCGTGGCCGGCCCCGCCGCCGAGCGCGGCACTCTGCTCGACACCGCGTTCCGCGCCGAACTGCTCGGACTCGAAGAACGCTTCGTGATCGCCAACAAACTTACCGCCGATGAAATCGCGGCTGTTAGCTGGTCGATCTCGATGGTGCGGGCGATGTCGGGCCGCGAACGCGTTCTTGCCCGCGAGGACGACTGCCGAGTGAAGATCCTCAATCTCACCGGCACGGCGGATGCCATCGTCCCGACCAAGCTCACCCACTTTGATCTGAAGACCGGGGCGCGGCGCAACTACCGCGAGCAGATGGCGGCTTACGCGCTCGGATTGATGGGCGCGCACTTTGCCGGCGAGTGGACAGCTCATCTCTTGTTCTGCGACCAGCGCGAGATCGAGACCCACAAGTTCACCTACGAAGAGGCACATGCCATCGTCGATCAGGTCGTCAAATCGTTCAACGATCCGGCGAAGCAGCCTAATCCCTGCGAATACTGCTCGTGGTGCGCCAAGGCGGATACCTGTCCGGCGCGGCTGGCGATGGTCGCTGAGACGCTGACCGTCACGGAACCCGGCTTCGATTTCGATGCCGTGCTGTCCGATCCAGAAAAGCTCGGACGGTTTCTAGCAGCCAGTGCGGTGGTGGAGGACTTCCGCGACCGGGCGAAGCAGATCGCGACCGAACGACTCAAGACCGGCGGGGAAGTGCCCGGTTGGAAGCTCGTCACGCGCAAAGGCAACGAGTTCGTCGATTGCGAAACCGTCGGCCACCACATCTCCGCGATGGGTTTCGGCCCGGTGCTCGCTGCCTACGGAAATTTATCCGCCGCGAAGTTCCGCGACCTGTGGAGCCAGCGGATGTCCAGCGAGAAGGCATTCCCGGAGGAGTCGGTGAAGCACGCCGCGCCATCGACCTATCTCAAGCAATCCAAAACCAATGCGAAGTCATGAAGTCTAAAGAAAATCAAAGGCCGATTCTCAGGAAGACTACGGCGCGAGCCTATTACCTGCGGATCGCGGCGGAGTGGATGACGGGCAGGAAGCGGTTTCCATCCGCAATCCTCGCCGATGCCGAAAAGGCCGCCCGTGGCGTCCTGGCCCGTCATGCCTGCCAGCCGAAAGCACACGTCAAGCCCCCGCTCTCCGAGCGGAGCGATGAGACATTCACCAATTCATAAACATGCCATTCACCAATCTCAAACCAACCAAACAGAACTAACATCATGCCATCATACACCGCATCCACCCCGACCGAACGTCCCGATTTCGTTGATCCGGGCGACTATCAGGTCGAAGTCATCGACGCCATCGAGACGGTTTCCAAAACCGGCCATGAGATGATCGAACTCAAGCTCAAGACGCTGCTTGGAAGTTACCTCTACGACTTCCTCGTCTTCATCCCGAACGCGTTCTGGAAAATCGACAGCTTCCGCGCCGCCACCGGCGAGGAGGTTTCACCGGAGCAGGAAGTCGAAATCATCGCGGACGACCTGATCGGCCGCACCGGCAAGGCCCGCCTCACCGTCGAGGAATACAACGGCAAGAAGCGCAACAAAGTCGTCGCGTGGCTGCCCTCTAGGCCCGGCGCGTCCGCAGCACCGAAGTCCACCGCGAAACCCGCACCCCGCAATTCAAATGAACCGTTCTAACTCCAAGCCCAGAAACCTCGGCCGTCGGCTGGCAAAGATCGCCCGCAAGACTGAACTCAACGAGGCGGACCGGAAGACGTTGGTCCAAGCATCCCGCCTCCTTGTGGACATTCACAGCCTGCTTCATGTCCATGTTCGCCGCTTTGCGCGAGCCGCCGCCGATCCCCTCGGTGTGGAGTTTCGGCATGCATGCGGCCGGCATCCTAATGGCCCGGCTGACGCGCTCACGCTTCTCGGCCGTGAGGCATTCCGGATCGACGCCTGCATCGGGCTCGACTGCTCGGAAAAACCACCGGTCGTGGAATTGGCCAAGTTCATTGTCTCTGAAAGGAGGTTCGTATGAGCGAGGCTCCGAAAATGGGCCTGCGCGCCTATCAGATGAAAGCCCGGCAGGACATCCACAAGGGTTTTGAGAATTTTGACCGACAGCTCGGCGTGCTCCCGACCGGTGGAGGCAAGACGATCCTCTTCAGCCGACTGGCTCAGGACTATCAACCGTCGCGCACGCTGATCCTCGCCCACCGCGAGGAACTCATCACCCAGGCTGTTGACAAGCTCCGCAGTTCCACGGGCCTTGAAGCCCAAGTGGAAATGGGTGAAGAGCGGGCGTCGCTCGATGCTCCGGTGGTTGTTGCCTCGGTTCAGACGCTCATGCGTGAAAAGCGCCGTGAGCGGTGGCCGCGGGATCACTTTGGACTGGTGGTCGTTGATGAAGCACACCATGCGCTCGCCGATAGCTATCTCAACACGCTGGGTCATTTCGACGATCACGCAAAGGTGTTAGGTGTCACCGCGACGCCTGACCGTGGTGACAAGAAGAACCTTGGAAAATACTTCGAGAACATCGCTTGCGAGGTGACCTTGCTGGATCTGGTCAACCAGGGATGGCTGTCACCAATCCGGGTGAAAACGGTGCCGCTCGAAATGAGCCTTCGCGGCGTTCGGACCACGGCGGGTGACTTCAGCGCCGATGACCTCGGCCACGCACTCGAACCGTATCTCGAAAAGATCGCCGACGTCTTGGTCGAGCACCGACACCGCAAGACACTCGTTTTCCTGCCATTGATCGCGGTGTCGAAACGCTTCGCGCAAATGTGTCGCGACCGTGGCTTGCTGGCCGAACACGTCGATGGCCAGACTACTGAGCGGCAGGCGGCGCTTGAGCGGTTCAAGCGGGACGAGACGCGCATCCTCACCAATGCGATGCTGCTCACTGAAGGATACGACGAACCGTCCATCGACTGTGTCGTGTGCCTGCGGCCAACCAAAATCCGTGCGCTGTATTCCCAGATCATCGGTCGTGGTACCCGTATCTGGCCTGGCAAGGATCACCTGCTCGTGCTCGATTTCCTCTGGCAGGCCGAAGAACTCAGCCTGATGCGTCCGGCGAACCTGATCGCCGAAGACGATCTGGATGCGAAGGCGCTCACTGACAAGCTTGGTGCCGAGGGCGACCTCGAAGAGGCACGTGAGGAGGTGAACGCGGATCGCACCCGTTCGCTCACCGAGCGGCTCAATGAGAACCGGTCCCGAAGCGGCAGCGTGCTCGATCCCCTGGAGCTCGCCGTCTCTCTCAACGAAGTGGCGTTGGCCGAATACGTCCCGACCATGGCATGGCAGGCACAGGCACCCACTGCCAAGCAGCTCGATGTGCTGCAGAAGTTCGGCCTCAACACCATGAGTATCCTGAGCAAGGGGCACGCGTCGATGATTCTCGACCGCCTCATCTCCCGCCGCCAGCTCGGCCTGGCGACGCCGAAACAAGTCCGCGTGATGCGCCGCTACGGCCACAAGCGCCCGGAACTCGCCACGTTCGAGGAGGCAAAACAATTCCTCGATGCCCGATTTGCCAACCGCTGATCACTCACCCACAAGATGCCAAAATACCGATCAACCGGGCTAGCTCTGCCCCGGCGCACCCTCGACTACCTGCAACGCGGGGCAAGTGAGGGCATGCGCAATGCAGAACTCTTCGATGCAGCCTGTCAGTTTCGTGACGCCGGCCACGCGCTGGAAGATGCGGAAGGCCAACTTCTCGCCCGCGCACTGGCCGACGGGCTGACAGAATCCGAGGCGCGCCATACCATCCGCTCGGTCTATGCGCGGACCTCCAGGGAACCGCTAGGGGCGTCCGGGCCATTGCCTGCCGCATCGCCACCTGTGCCACGACGTGCCATGCCATCGCCGGTCCGGCACGAGCGGTCCACGATGGCGCTGCCGGTCACCATCGACGATGGATTTGTTAGGCTGATCGACTCGTGCTTCCAGCCTGATGAATTCGTCGCCATCTCACCGGCGGCGGAGAACGAAGAGGGCGAGATCGTTCCGCGCCGTGGTGTCACGCTCACCACGAGCGAGTGGAAATCCAAAGTGGCAGCGAAGGGCGGCATCGACCGCGTGTTCGGCACCAAGCTCGGGTTGTTTCTCCGGATCAACCCGATGGCCAAAGGCGGGGCGAAGAACGAGGATGTGACCGCGTTCCGCCATGTGCTGGTCGAGTTCGACCGCGATGAGGCCGGCAAGCTGATCCCCAAGGAAGAGCAATACCATGCGGTCGTTGCCAGCGGCATGCCGGTGGCCGCCTTGATCGACTCGGGCAACAAGAGCCTGCACGCGTGGATCCGGGTGGATGCTCCGGACGAGAAAGAATACAAGCGCCGGGTCGAAATCATCTGGGGCTGGTTTTCCGGGATCAACCTGGACAAGCAGAACCGGAATCCCTCACGCCTGTCGCGTTGTCCTGACGGCTGGCGCACGGTCGATGGCGATGTTCGTCGTCAGGCCTTGCTCGCGCTCGAATTCGGCGCGGAATCATGGACGGCATGGGAGGCAGCACACTCGAATTCCGACCTGCCGCCGATTCTGCCCGGTCGTGCCTTCATGGGCCAGCCGGAACCAGAGCCGCCGCAGCTCGTTGATGGTGTTCTCCATCAGGGTGCGAAGATGGTGTTAGGTGGCCCGTCCAAGGCACGCAAGAGCTGGTCGTTGATCGACCTGATGCTCTCGGTGTCCACCGGCACGCCGTGGTGGGGATTTCCGACGCGTCCCGGCCGCGCCTTGTATCTCAACTTCGAGCTGCCTGCTTTCGCGCTGCAATACCGGATTACCCGGATCGCGGCGGCGAAGGAAATCGAGGATTTCACCGGATTCGACATCTGGAACCTGCGCGGCCATGCCACCGACTTCTCTGCACTCATTCCCAAGATTCTCGGCCGTATCCGCGACACCGGGTATTCCTTGATCCTGATTGACCCTATCTACAAGGGCCTCGGCGCACGGAATGAAAACGACGCCGGCGACATCGCCAGCCTGCTCAATGAAGTCGAGCAACTCGCGGCGAAGTCCGGAGCAGCAGCCGTCTTCGGCGCGCACTTCTCCAAGGGCAACCAGGCGGGCAAGGAGTCCATCGACCGGATCGGCGGGTCAGGTGTGTTCGCCCGCGACCCCGACGTGATCCTGACCATGACGCCTCATCAGGAAGACGACGCCCATGTCATCGACCTCACGCTGCGCGCCCTGCCTCCCGTCAAGCCGTTCGTCGTCCGCTGGTGCGAGTCTATCTTCATCACCGACCGGAACGCCGACCCAGCCCAGCTCAAGGCTCCTCAGGGCAATCCCAAGAGCGAGAAGGCGAAGGCGACCTACAAGATGGGCAGCGCGGCTGACCGCTACGCCAGCGCCGTTGAAACCATGCCGCCGCTCGCCAATGGCAAGGTCCCCCAGGAATCAGCCGTGCTGGCCTATGTTTCAGACCGGATCGCTGAGATCGACGGCGACTGCACGCTCAAGGAGGCACAGAGGGTTTTCCACTGCCTCGCCAACATGCGGAAGGGATCACCCTTCGTTTTCGATAAAGCAACCCGCCTATGGAGGGGGAGTCGTCATGGAATTTGAACCCGTCATTTCAGCAGGGTTTGCACCCCGGATTCAAATTGGTTTGAACCCGTTTGAATCCGTCGTATCTAACGGAGCAGCGCGGCTTATAAGCAACAAGCTGATTAGCATGCTGATTGGCATGATGATGGTTTACCTAAAGGTAAACAGAGCGCGAATCGGTAAACCGAGATTCGCGCGCTCTGGTTCTCCCTTTCAGGGACCAGAGCCATCAGTTTCAGATCGGCTGAAAGGAGGTTCAAAATGAACTCCAACGACTACGCCAAAAAGCAGGCGAAGAAGGATGCCGAATACGAACGTGAATACGAGACCTGGGTGAAGTCCATGACCCTCGAAGAACGTCGGGAGGCGGAGAAGCTTGGTCTGCTCAAACCCTGCCTTCAACGCCACGGCAATGGTTCGCCGGACCACGACATGGCCGAATCATCGCGAGCCAGTCACACGCCGGACATCGCAGCATTGGTCGATCACGATGAGGATGCTCAAGAGGAAGTGATCGCGGCAGGCATGGCCGAGGCGAACCGGATTCTGCGGCACCTTGTTGCCGACCTCATCGACGCGGAAAACATGCGACTCACCATCGAGTGTTTGGCGGCCTCACTCGGCCTCAGCGCCTACAATGGTGAGAGCATGACGTCCATCGCCAAACGATGCGGAGTGACCCGTGCGGCAGTCAGCAAGCGCTGCGTTGACATCACCAAACGGCTGAAGGTTCTGCCGTCGAGAGCAATGCGCAGCGAGAAGGCACGCAAGATCTACCAGAAGGCTCAAATCAAACAGCACCTCAAAAACAATCCATGAACACTCTCGCAATCAACGACCCGAAGTTTGCCATCACTTCTACTGGCATCAAATTCAACGAGGAACTCAGTTTCGAAGAATGGGACGAGCTGGGCCAGAAACTTGCACCCGTTGGCAAGTCTATCGGCTTCATTATCGGCGACTGGATCAACTATGGAGAGAATCGATGGGGCGACAAATACGAAGAAGCTTTGGGACGCACCGGAATGGCCTACCAAACTCTTGCCGACTTCGCTTATGTGGCGCGGAAAGTGCAATTTTCGTTCCGGAACGAAAAACTCGATTACACGCACCATCGAGTTGTCGCCAAGATCAAGGATCCCGAAGAACAGCGGCATTGGCTTGAGATGGCCGTGCAACACAAGCTGGGCAAACGACGACTCCAGAAGTCGATCAACTTTGGGCGACTCGCCACCGAACAGGAAGTCGCGGGTGATCCACACGATAAGCGCCATACGACCTACCTCTCGCTCTTGAACAAGATCCGCCGTTGGTGGCAGGAGCAGACTGAGACAGCCCCAGTCGATGAGTGGGACGAAGAACGTCGGCAGGCACTCAAAGAGGACTTCGAATTCGTGAAGGACATCTACGAAGCACTCTAACCAAACGCAGGGAGGGACGGTCCCAGGCGAGCCTCATACTCTCGCCCCTGCGGGTTCAACTCCCGCCCCTGCAACCACTCACCCCATCATGACCACACCAATCCAGCGACTTACGCGTCTCCTCAATGAAGGGGCGCGGTTCATGGTTGAACTGCCAGGGCAAACGTCCATCGACCTCACACCGGACGTGATTGCCGCGATGGCACAGGCTCAAACCTGCAACGTGCAGTGCGCCAAGATAACGATCACGATTGAAGCGAATCGAAGGGGCGAAGAGTAATGCAGATGACGTTCGACATCTTCGAAACGAAATCCCCGGGCATGGGCATTGGCGAAGAGAGCTGGAGGCCCATCACTTACGCCCCGGGATACGAGGTTTCGACGTTTGGTAAGTTTAGGCACCTAATCAGAGGTTCGCTCAAAGGGACGAAAGCTCACAACGGATACATCCACATCGGTCTGATGATCGATGGCTATCAGAAGTGGATGTTGGCACACAGGGTCGTGGCCATGGAATTTCTGGAAAATCCGAAGAGCCATCCCGTGGTCAATCACATTGACGGCAACAGGGAAAACAACCGTGTCGATAACCTTGAGTGGGCAAGCAGATCCCACAACGCCCGCGACATGTGGGCACGAAAGAAGGGGCATGTCTGAGAACGGCCTGAACCGAGTAGGGAGTCTTCTAGCCGTCCAGACTGCTGGCGGGGATGTCCCGACCCTCATTGAATTTACGTGATAAATTGTTTTCGCGTTTCCCACATAACGGACGCTCGGGACGTTGACTCCGGACGCCAGGGAAATGGCTACATCCCTCTTGGAATCAAGGTTTCTGCTACTCTGGAGGGTGGCGCAAGGTCCGCCCCTGGAGCGGGAAGTGAGGTTCCATGCTTCCCGTTTGTGGCGCGCCGACTTTGCACATGTTGCAAGCCGCACGCTGATCGAAATCGAGGGCGGGATTTTCCAGCGCGGAGCTGGTCGGCACAACCGCGGAGCGGGTTACGCCAAGGACGCCGAGAAGTATCTCGAAGCCGTGTTGGCGGGCTGGACCGTCATCCGGTTGACTGAAAAGCAGCTCGATCTCGACTTCATCGAGCGCATCGTCGCGCTGCTTCGGCAATCGTCTTCATCGGAAGAAACAGCTTTCGGACAAATCCGCCGAACGGAATGAAGCCGTGCTTTCGATAGAAAGACTCCGCGCCATCATACTTTGCATCGACCACCACCAGAGCGGAAGCCACCTCCCGTGTGTTTACCAGAATCCGCCCAAGGGCATCGGCCAGAAGCAAACTGCCCATGCCAGGTTGGTCAACAGCCCTCGCCAGTCTGCCGATCAGCGTTGCGGGGGTGGTCGGATAGCGCGGCAGCTTTTTGGCCGTTTCATCGGGCAGTCCGCTTGTCTCGACCGCATACGAGGCAAGCGTGTAATAGCCGAGGATCGTCTTCGGTTGGTCCTCTCCGACCATGACAAACACCGCCGCCACATGACGCCGCATGTCCTGCGAGGCCTGCCGCTGCAGGTAGTTGTTCAGAGCAGCAACGCCGCACGTAAATCCCTCTCGGTCGTGGGACGGACTCAGAGATTCGGAGCGCAGACCGTTCATCGCACGGTGACGTTTTTCCGATGGCTGGCGAACGCCTGGGTGAGTTTGCGGTTGGGTTTCGGCGGAGCGAGCATGGCTTTGGCGAATGCCGCGCTGTCCTTGACGCTGAGGTTCAAAACCTCGTGCTCGCGCACTACTTCGGCGGCGCTTTTCTGCAAGGTGGCGATGACGAAATCGGTCAGGCTCACGCCTTCAAGGGAAGCCGCACGCCCAATCAGATCCTTGATCGGTGCGGGAACCCGGGCTTCAAGTCGCTCGGTTGTTGGCTTGGCGGGTCGTTTCGCTGTCGTGGCGCACATGCCGGGAGTTTCCGGCAATTTGCCGGAAAGTCAATATTCTTCCGGGAGCATGATGCAAGTCGAGCTGCGGTCCCATTCGGTGATGATGTAGATCCGCCGGCCGCCACCGAGCTTGTAGTGGCTCAGGATGCGGTCGCCGTGGATCAGGGCATCTTCGTTCGCCTGCTTGTCGCATTCGTCGAGGTCGCCCCAGTCGCCGCAATGATGGCGGTGCATGTAGGACGCCAGGTCGATGCCGAGTGCCATCGCGGTCGGTGTCGCGACTGTCCTTCCCAGCGGGAAGCGTGGTTCCATGATTCGGTATGCCATGGCCGTTCAGTCGTTGGTGGTTCCCCATTCCGGGTGGCGCTTGCCGGTGGCGATCAGGCCGGAGGCGAGCATGTCCTCGACCAGTGCCTTCGGCGGCCACGGGCGGTGAGGTTTGCCGGTCTGCATCTTGGACGCCCGTGCGGTGGCGCGGCAGTAGGATGGCAGGTCGGCTTCCGGGTTGAAGCTGTCGGCCCGCAGTTGGGTCATCAGGTCGGTGGCATCAACGGCGGAGAAGGTCGCCCCGTCGATGGTGTGGTATTCGGTGTTCATGGTGGTCATTGTCATTGGTGGAAATCAGGCGGCCAGTTTTTTGGCGCGGGCGGTGTAGAATTTCGTGAGGCCACGGGCGTCGATGGCTTGGAAGAACCACTTCATGCGGCTGGCTCCAACTCCGGTGTCCTCTGGCCGGTTGCGGACGGTGGTGGCGGTTTCGGCGGCGTCGAAGAGGCGGGCCATCAGTCGCACCCAGTTGGTGATCTTGGCCGGATCGGTGGTGCCCGAATGGTGACGGACTTCGAGCGTCTGGTGGCGGAAGAAGGAATGGATGTTGAGCTTGCGGTAGCGGCAGGGATAGAGCTGCTTCATTTGTTCCATGCTGCGGCAGGCGTCGATCTTGCTGAACATCTCGGAGCATTGGCCCCGGTGATTCCCGGCGTTGATGATGCCGTGGTCTAGGTTCGTGCGGCAGTAGGTGTTGGCATTCCCCCGGCGGGAGGCGGGCTGGAAGGTGTCGAGGACGTCCTCGAATTTGAGCCACATCTTGAAGAGGTTCTTCACCGCTTTCAGTGACATCGTGCGGGCGTCGAAATGGACGTGGAGTCCGCAGCGCTTGTCCACTTGGGCACCGGCGGCTTCGAGGGCGGCGGCGGCGATTCTGACTTCCTCGATACCGGCTTCACCTTCGAGAACTGGTGAGACGAGTTCCAAACCGCAGGAGCCGTCGGTGACGACCTTCCAATAGGGCGTGGTGTCGTGGGTGTAGTAGGAGGACTCGACCCGGATGCCTGCGGCTCTCAGGCTCATGACGGCTTGTTCTTTGGTGATGGTGGAGAGGAATTCGATCTCGACTCCGAAGCGGCGGGACATGGTTGGCGTTGTCATGGTTAATATCTGCCATGGTGCCACCTCACGTCCATGGCTAAGTGTAGTTAGAGGAAAAAAGACATGATTTCTCCGCATCGTTTCACTCATGAAACGTGCCAATCGAAACAGAATCGGAGTCTGCGGAATGACGCATGATTAGCACGCATCATGACGTTCATGCACCGTGCCAATTCATCATCTAACGGGCATTCAGAACGGGACGAAAAAAGACGAAAAAAGACATGGACTCAAGTTGTCAGACTGGCAGATGAGGGACGATGAAAGGGACTGCCAACGCCGGAAATGACACCGCATACGTCACCGGAATGTTAGTCCTGATCCGCCCCGAGTGGGATGGAGACGACACGCTCCATGTAGTTGCCGAATGGAGCGGCGACCGCGGATTCATCCGGCCTGTCGAATGGCCGCACGGCGGGATCATCCCGACCGAACTCGTTACCGCTGAAATGATTCAACCCGCAACCATCAATCCCTGAAACCACCATGTACACCGCCAGTGAAATAGACGCCATGACCATCGAGGAAATCGAACAAGTCGCCGAACTGCTCACCGATGAAGCCCGCGAGGAATGGGCTGCCGCCGGATACTCCGGCGAGTCCTACTGCAATCTCGGAATGAACGACGCCGAGAAATCTATCAACTCCCACTGAACTGACCAACCCCAACCAAACAACACCATGGACATCGAATACATCAAGCAACACCGCAGCCTCACTCTTGAATACGGACGCGGCGAAACCTACTGCTCCAACAAGCCGACGCTCTACGGTCATTCGACCTATGGACGCAGCTCGGTTCTCGCCGGTCGCCCGCGCCGGGTCTTCCTCGAAAGCTGGGATGATCTGGACACCGCCCGCGCCGAACTCAAGGCAGCGAAGATCCGCTACTCCGATCTCTGCGACACGGGCGGTTCCACTCACATCCCGGTGGATGTCATCACCGCAGGCATCCCCGACGAAGAAATCTAACTACCAACCACCAAGATCCCATGAAATCCGAATCCGAAATCCTCGAAAAAATCCGCAAGCTCCTGCGCCTGGCTGACCGCTCCCGCGGTTCCACCGAGAACGAAGCGAAAGTGGCACTGGCGAAAGCGCAGGAATTGATGACCCGCCACAACATCGACTCGGCGCTGCTCCGCATGGAGCGCGGCGAATCGGGCGGCGCGGGCTTCACCGTCAACAAGGGCAAGGTCGATCTGCCGAAGACCCTCAACCCGGCCGACCTGATGATTCTCTCGATCCTGCAGGCGCACTTCAACGTGAAGACGATCCTGATGCCCGATGGGCGGGGGACACCGGTGGACATCATTGGTGCCGCCGCCGACATCGACTTTGCCATCTATGCCTTCAACTACCTGCGGCAGACATTCTTCCGCTGTTGGAACGAGTTCAAGCGGACCCACGCCAACCCGGACAAGGCATCCTACTACCGGGGCTTGCGCGACGGCCTGAACGCCGAACTCAAAGCGGCGAAACAACGGGCCGAACAATCCTACGCCGCCGACCAGCGCCAAACATACGGACTGGTCGTCGTGGACCAGCAGGCGGTCATCACCCGATACGTCGAGGACAATTACGGCAAGCTCCGCAATCGCAACACCCGGTCGCGCCGCCTGCATTCGGGCAGTTACACCGCCGGTGAAACCAAAGGCCGCACCATCCAAATCAACCGCCCACTTCCGTCATGAAAACTCTCCAACAGAAAGACGAAAAAAGACATGGACGTGCCCGATCAGACGGGCAGATGAGGGATGCTATGACAACAGCATCTATCACCAACAGATACCTCACCAAGGCGATGCAGCAAAGCATCCGCAGTCTTGAACAAAACGGCTTCACCGTTCGGCGCATCCTGCCGGTCGATCCCATGGCCGGAATCCACGCCCGCGAGTTCCGGGCCAACTTCGCCAAGCAAACAAAAATCGGACTGCTGGTGTTCAGCGTCCGGATCGACACCGACGGCAACATCACCAACACCAAACCATAACACCACCATGAACAAACTGTATTGGATCGTCTGCGACGACAAAGAAACCAATGTATTCGAAGGCCGCTATCAGGGCCGCACCCGAGGTGAGGCTTTGAAGTTTCTCAAGCAGTCCATCGGGCGCAAGACGCTCAACGGACTGGTTTTCACCATCACCGAAATCCCCGTGCCACTGATCCGTGAAATCGTCGCGGAAATCCTCGCCGGGGGCGACGGCAACAACGTCGCGCCCGCTGCGAATGTCGTGCCGCTCACCCGTCCGGCGACCGAGGCCAGCCCGGGACGTTACGACGCGTTCGCTGACGCGGCTGAGCCCGAACCAACGCCCGCAGAGGCCACGCCACCCAAGGCGAAGGCATCCAAGCCCGCCAAGAAGGTCGGCAATCCCGGCCACGGTGACGACCACTGGTCGCAGGTCCGGGACTACTGGCTCGAATGCCGCAGCGTGAAGCAGACCGCCGAGCATTACGGACTGTCCCCCAACTCGATCAAGACCCGCAGTCGGAGGGAGGGGTGGGGCAAATGAGCGCGCCCGACTGGACACCGACTGTCGGTGACGGCGCGACCGTCTGCCACTACAGCGACCGGACCGCCTGCACGGTGATCCGCGTCAGCCCCAGCGGCAAGACCATCTGGATGCAGGAGGACACCGCCGTTCTCGACGACTGGAAACCCGAGTTCATCCCTGGCGGATTCGCCGGCCACTGCGTGAACAACGCCGAACAGCGGTATGCCTATCAGTCGAATCCGCAGGGTGCGATCCATCGCGCCAGCGTCCGCAAGGATGGCAAACTCCGCACCACCAACGGCGAACGGGTTGTTTCCGGCCGCCATCACTTCCACGACTACAACTTCTGATGAAGGTCGCAGTCGAAAAATACCGCAAACCCGATGGCTACGCCACGCGCTACTGGTCGGTGTGGGTGGATGGCGAATTGCTCGCCGTCACCCTCTACCGCAAGGGCGCGGAGGCCGTCGCCCGGGCCATCACCAACCCCAATCCATATCCCCATGTCACAACCCTTGAAGATCCTGCCAACCCCGCCGCCACGCCCTGCAAGCCCGCCGCTGGCCTGGCGACCTACAGAACCCGATGACCTTTGCGGACCCGCCGCCACGGTCGCAGCTCGCCTCGTCACTAAAGCCCGCAAGCTCCACGACGATCCTGCCGTCCCGGTGAAGATCCTGCTCTACGGCCCGCCCGGTGTCGGCAAGACCAGCATCGCCGACATGGTGGCTGACGAGTTGGCCGGCACGCGCTTCGCTGTCGAGGAGTTCAACGGCAAGCTCGTCACCGTCGAAACCGTGAAGCAATGGATGTCCAGCCTCGGCACCTGCTCGCTGTTTGGAGTCTATTCCGTTCGCATCATCAACGAAATGGATCGCTGCACGCGGGATGCACAGGACTTGATCCTGAGCTATCTCGACCGACTGCCACCGGGTCGTGCAGTGATCGGCACCAGCAATCTGCAACTCGATCTCCTAACGGAGCGGTTCCAGACACGCTTCCAGTCGATCAAGCTCGCCGCTCCGTCCACCGAGGAAATTGCAGCCATGCTCCGCCGTCACTGGCCAGTGGATGAAGCGACCTCCTTGAGGATCGCGGTTGGCAGCGGCGGATGCGTCCGGGCCGCGCTGGCCGATCTGGAATCCTGGCTGGATGCGGGCGACTGTTGACAGCGGCAGCCACGGCGATGACGGATGACACCCCAAAAGCCCGCACTCTCGCCAATGGCATCGAAGTCTGGTGTAGCTTCGACAAGCTCGTGCCGGTTGGTGAACTGAAACCCAACCCGCGCAACCCGAACACCCACCCGCAGCGGCAGATTGAACTGCTCGCCAAGAACATCCGCTACTTCGGATGGCGGCAAACAATCACCGTCTCCAATCTCACCGGCCTGATCGTTTCCGGCCACGGCCGCTTGATGGCAGCCAAGCACCTCGGCGTCGAGGTCGTGCCGGTGGACTATCAGAACTTCGCCAGCGAGAACGACGAACTTGCCGTGCTGGTGGCCGACAATCGCTTGGCCGAACTGTCCACGGTCGATCTCAACGAACTCGAAAAAATCGCCAACGAGTGGAAGGCCGCCGACTTCGATACGATTCTCGCGGGCTTCGAGCCTGCCGACATCGAGGGCCTGCTCAATCCGGGCGGCAACGACGATGACGAGGATGACGACGACCGCCACGACAAGGAACTCGACAAGAGCGATGTCACGGTTGCGGTCGGACTCTACCGGTTCCGCATCACCCAGGAGGAATTCATCGCGTGGTGTGACCGCGTGAAACAGGACGCCGGTTTCGACAAAGAAAGTGTGCTCAACGAAATCCGCAGCCGCCTCGGACTATGAACATCACCCTCGAATCCATCGACGCCGTTAGACCATCGACCTACAATCCACGGTCGGCGGTTGCCGAGCGGCTTGACCTGATCGAACTGTCGCTTCGCAAGCTCGGTTTCATCGCCCCGATCTTCGCCGACTCGGACGGCGAGATTCTTTCCGGCCACCAGCGCCACCTCGTCGCATCGCGAATGGGGGCCACGCACGTCCCTGTTTCCCGGACCAAGGCGCTCGACCTCGACCAGCGCAAAGCGCTCAACATCGTGTTCAACCGGGCGACCAACGATTTCGATTTCAACAGCACGCCTGGCAGGGTCACCAGTGAGTTGCAATCGCTGGACATTGAGGCGCTCGCTGCCTGCATCCCCGACAAGGAGGTCGGCAGCGATGGTTTCTTGCGCTGCCTCAAGCCCGCGGAAGTGAGCGTGAAGGATCTCTGCAAGGTGAACTCGGGCCGCTGGATTCAGTATGCCCGCAACCTCGCCCGCACGTTGCATCGTCACGGCATCCTCATGCCCATCGTTTGCCGCGAGGATCTGACCGTCATCAACGGAATCGGTCGTTTGGAAATGCTGGCTGAGAAAGGCGCGGCCTTCGCGCCGGTCGTGTTCGTCACCGAGCAGGAAGCTGAATTCGCCCGAGCCATGATGAATCTGCTCTCGATGGATTTCGACATCCACACGCGCTATGCCGACATGCTGCGCTTCAACTCATTTCGCCGCGCCCGCCGGGTCCGGCGCGAGCTTGGCAACGGATTCGTCTTCGCCACGCACGGCGCGAAACCATGCAAGGACTTCGACATTGGCAAGGCATCCGACCGCACCCGCTGGACCAAGGAGCACGGGACGACGATTCTCGACTTCGGTGCCGGCCACCTGACGGAAACCTTCCTCCTGCGCCAGGCCGGGATCGACTGCACGCCGTTCGAGCCCTACCGCCTCGGCCCTGGGGGCATCAACAAAGCGGAGAGCGTGGAACTGGCACGCGCATTTCTCGCAGAGGTGGCGGCAGGCAAGGAATGGACGAGCATCTTCATCGCAAGCGTGCTGAATTCCGTGCCGTTCCGTGAAGACCGCGAGCACATCGCCTGCCTCTGCGCCGCTCTGTGCAAACCGTTCACCAAGGTCTATGCCTGCGCGTCCTCTGCCGGTGAGTCCGGCTGGCGGCAGGTCAATGGCAAGGCGTTCATGAACGAGAGCAACGCGGGCAACATCGCGTTCCGCCTCGACTACGAACCGGGCATCCGCATCGGCGATTTTCAGGACAAGCCCAAGGTCCAGAAGTATCACACTGTTTCGGAGTTCCGCGACCTCTTCGGCCCATTCTTCCGCTCGGTGAAAGTCGATGACTTTTCCAACAACATCAACGCGGCCTGCGCGGCGGCACGTCCCGTCGATCCAGCCCGCCTGCGTGCGGCCATCGAGTTCGAATTCAACCTGCCCTATCCGGACGGCACCCGCATGGAACTCGCGCAATGCGCCATGGACTCTTTCTCCCAACGTCTTCAGATTACCCTATGATCATCCTGCTAGACCTCAACTACACGCTGGTGGCGAACAATCCGGCACGCGGCACCACGCCCGAGCGCATGGAGAAGCGGCTCGCCAACGAGCAATACCGGCAATGGCTGGTGGAACTCGTCCGGCCTCACACCGTCGTTCTCATCACCGCCCGCCCGGAAACCTGGACGATCAAAACGCTCGACCGCATCGAGGAGCAAACCGGCTGGCGACCACAGGACGCGTGCTTCGCGCCCAAAGGCTGGTGGAATCCTCCTGCGATCAAGGAGCATCTGCTGAAAAAAGACGTGTTCCCGATTCACGGCGATGACGCCCGCTACATCGCGATTGAGAGCAATCCTCGGACCCGCGAGATGTATGCGAAGTTCTCCATTCCCTGCTTATGGGTGACGGCGGAAGGCACCTGCCTGACAGAAGGAACGCGGATCGTCAAACGCCTGCCGCGTTGACATCCGCCACGCGGGCATGAGTGAAGCCCAACGTGACGAGGTGATTCCACGCGGAGCCTGGCAGTTCGATCAGGAAGTGACCGCAGTGTTCGACGACATGCTCCAGCGGAGCATCCCGCAATACAACGCGATGCGGATGGTGACCTTCGAAGTTGGCCGGCGATTCGTGCAACCCGGCACCGCCATCATCGACATGGGATGCTCCCGCGGCCAGGCGCTGCTGCCGTTCGTCTCAAACTTTGGCGCGGCCAACGATTACATCGGCCTGGAAATCAGCGATCCGATGATCGAGGCGGCGCGTCAGAACTTCACCTACCACCCTCACGGCAATCGCGTCAGCATCCAGTCTGCCGACCTGCGCCACGAGTTTCCCGGTGTGACCTCCAGCCTTGTGCTCTCGGTGCTCACCCTGCAATTCACCCCCATCGAATACCGTCAGCAGATCGTGCGACGGGTGTTCGAGTCACTGGCTCCCGGTGGAGCTTTCATCCTGGTAGAGAAGGTTCTCGGTGCCACGGCGAAACTCGATGAGGCGTTCGTGAATCTCTTCCTCAACATCAAGCGGGAGAACGGATATTCCGAGAGCCAGATCGACCGCAAGCGGATGTCACTCGAAGGCGTGCTGGTTCCCGTCACCGCACGCTGGAACGAGGAACTTCTCCATCAGGAAGGTTTCACATCGGTCGATTGCTTCTGGCGGCATCTGAACTTCGCCGGATGGGTGGCGGTGAAGCCATGAGCAATCCACGATCTCACGACGAAGCGCGGCAAACTCTCGCCCCGGACATCGCCGAGAAGATCCTCGATGCCGATTTCCAGAACATCGTCAAGAAGGTCGCCGCTGGAAAGCCGCTCACGGTTGCCGAACGCACACGCATCGAATCCCGGGCGGCGGGCAGTGCGGAAACGCTGGCCTACACCAAGACACTCGTGGAACTCGCTGCCGTACTTGGCGTTTCCCGCCGCACGCTTTCGACTTGGCAGAAGATAGACGGCGCGCCCAAGGCTTTATCTAACGGACTCTGGCCGGTGGCCGATTGGCGCGAGTTCGTCAGGATGCGCGGATTGAATGCCGGACGCGTGCCTGTCGGCAACGAGGAGGCGCTCAAAGCCCGCAAACTATTGGCCGAAGTGGAGGAACGTGAGCTGCGCATCGCAGTGAAGAAGGGTGAATACGTCGCGCTCACCAAAGTCCGCGAGGAGTGGATCGGTCTGGTTGCCCAGGCGACATCCATCCTGCGGGCGAAATTTGAAAACGAACTCCCGCCAGTCCTATCAGGACTCGACGCCACCGGCATCCAGCGGGAATGCCGCCGTGCGATTGATGAAGTCCTGCGCTGCCTCCATGAAGGCTGATGGGGTGTTGACGTTGGCGGCAAGGGCATGAGTGTCCTTAAAGAAATCTGGCGCGAGGCGTGGCAACCGCCGGACCGTCGCCCTGCTTGGGAATGGTGTGAGGATCACATCGAGGCCATTCCCTATTCGCCCAATCCCGGACGCTTCCGGTCGGAAAACTCGCCATGGATTCGCGAGGTCATGGAATCATTGGTCGATCCGCGCATTCGCCTGGTCTCGATCATCGCGTCCGTTCAGTCATCGAAGACCACCGCTCCCGAGCTGACGCTCTGCTACATCATTTCGAACCTGCCGGGACCCGCACTTTGGCTCGACCAAACTGACGAGGATGCCCGCGATTATTCCGAGTCGCGCCTGCAGAAGCTCTTCGACCAGTGCGAGCCGGTCGCACGGCTCATGCCCACCGGCGTTCACCGCCACAAGCGCAAGAATAACGCGATCCAGTTTACCAACGGCATGACGCTCTGGATTCTCGGGGCGCACAACAAGACCAACCTCCAGCGCCGTTCGATCCGCTGGTTGATCGGTGATGAAACCTGGCGCTGGCCACAGGGGCACATGGCGGAAGCGGAGGCCCGCGTCACTGCCTTCGGCTGGCTCGGCAAGTGCATCTTCATGAGTCAGGGCGGCGAGGAAGAAGACGACACCCACCGCAAATTCGAGATGACCGACCAGCGCGAATGGACGTTCGCCTGTCCGGAGTGCCATCACCGTCAGCCGTTCAAGTGGGAGTGCGTGGAGTGGAGCAAGTCGGCCCGCGATGAATCAGGCGAATGGGATTTCGATGAAGTCCGGCGCACCGCCGCGATGCGCTGCGAATCGTGCAACCACTACTTCAACGATGGCGAGCGCACCCGGCGCGAACTCAACGCCACCGGTGCCTTCGTCGCCAAGAATCCAAAGGCATCGAAAGAAAACGTCGGCTTTCACTGGAACGCCCTGTGCGCGATGAGCTGGGGTCAGTTGGCGGAACTCTACTTGCGGGCGAAGGCGGCGGCGCGGAAAGGTGACGTATCGTTGCTGCAACAGTTCTATCAGAAGCGCCTCGGTTTGCCGTGGCGGGAATACGTCGAGGATTACAAATTCGAAATCGTCAAATCCGGCTACAAGCGGGGCGAGACGTGGGAAGAGGAAGGCGCGATTGATCCGAAGACCGGCAAAATCCTCGCCGCGCCGCTGCCCGAGCGCGCCGGCCTCATTCCGCTGCGTTTCATCACGGTGGACTGCCAGATGGATCACCTGTTCGTCGTGGTCCGCTCGTGGTCGGCGGAGGGATCGAGCCGCCTCATGTGGAATGAGCGCATCCTGACATTCACCGACATCGACGTGTTGCAGGAGCGGTTCGAAGTGCATCCAAGTCTCGTGTTTCTCGACGCCGGCTATGCGACCTACGACGTCTATCGAGAGTGCGCCAAGCGGGGATGGGTGGCATTGATCGGCGACCGCCGCCCGGTCTATCCGCACAAGGGACGCGACGGCAAAACCGTTCAGCGGTTCTACTCACCCAGGCGAAAGGTGGTGTTGTCGCATCGCCAACACTGCCACGTTCACTATTGGAGCAACCTCAACATCAAGGACACTCTCGCCCGTCTGCGTCGCAATCAGGATCCGGCTCAGGGGCCAACATGGGAAGTGCCCGACGACATCGACGACGACTATCTCGCCCAACTGGAAAGCGAGCAACGCATCAAGGAAAAGGGCCAATGGATGTGGAAGCAAATCGGCTCGCGACCGAACCACTACTTCGACTGCGAGGCGGAACAAGCCGCTGCCGCGACCATGCTCAAGATCGTCGGACGGGAGTCCATCGCTGCTGCCCCGGTTGACACCCCGGACGGGGAGTTATGAAAACCGTCACTATCCTCCGCTTCCTCACCTTCCTTGGTTCCGGTCTCACCACAATGGCCGCGATTGACCTCTCGGGCATCGCCAACCTGCTCGACGCGGACAAGGCGCAATACCTGCTCATCGCTGGTCCCGCCGCGCTGGCATTGAAGGAACTGGTTGTCGTTCTTGGCGACCTCTTCGACGACGGCAAGCCCAACAAATCGTTCAAGGTCGGGCTGTTCTGCTTCGCCATGGCGGTGCTGACCGTTCCGTTCCTCGCCTCGTGCGCCACGCCCCCTGCGGTCACTGGTGAATTCATCAGCAAGGACGGACGCATCCGGGTTCATCCGGACGGTCGCGTCGAAATCGTCGTGGAACCCCTCACCGCCAAGTAAGCCATGAACTCGTTCAATGAATGGTTCGCCGCTCAGAAGTTCCGCCACTTCGGCGCGGGCGAGTTCACCAGCTACTTCGCCCGCGAGCGAAAAGGCGTGAAGAACGGCCCGCCACCGAGGCGGTTGTGGAAGAACATCGTTCCGACACTTCGCATCGTGGACGAGCTTCGCGAATCATTCGGCAAGCCGTGTCGCATCCTGAGTTCCTATCGTGCCCCGGCTTACAACAAGACGGTCGGTGGTGCCCCGCTCAGTCAGCATCTTGAGTTTACGGCTCTCGACATCGCTTTCGACGGCATCAGCCCGCAACGCGTCTATGACCGTCTGCTTGAATGGCGCAAGGCG